GGACAGCCGGGTCCGTGTCGAGAGCTCCCTCGATGCGCTTATCGACGAACACGCGCTTGCCTGTGACTCGCACGGCGGGCGCTTCGTCGTCGCTATGCCGGAGATCGTCCGCATGGAGCGGGAGCTGGCTTCGCTGTTCGGCCAGGCCCAAACGCCCAACCCTCATTTCCATTCCGTCAAGAAACTCGATGCCCTGATTCGACGCTGCGCGGCAACGCTGAACGAGAAGCAGCTCGAGGCAGTCCACTCGGCCCTCAAGCACAGTATCAGTCTGATCTCGGGGGGAGCCGGTTCGGGCAAGAGCTACACCATTTCGGTCATCAACACCATCTGCGAGGAGAGCGATCTGGAGGTCGTGCTCGCCGCGCCGACCGGCAAGGCGGCAAAGCGCCTGGAGGAAGTCAGCGGTCGCAGTGGCACCACCATCCACCGACTGCTCGGTTATGACGGCAAGGGCTTCTCGCGCAACAGGGATAATCCCATTGATGCCGACATCCTGGTGGTCGACGAATTCTCGATGGTCGACGTGCTGCTGGCATGGCATCTCTTCGAGGCGGTGGATCTTACGCACACCATGGTCCTGCTGGTAGGCGACCACAATCAGCTCCCGCCGGTGGGACCCGGGAACATCCTTCGCGATCTGATCCAAACACGCGCCATTCCCACGGTCATTCTCGACAAGGTCGTGCGCCAAGCTGGCGTGTTGAAGGAAAACTGTACCGCCATCCTCAAAGGCGAGGTGCGAAAAACCAGCGAGATCTCCGTATCCGGACGCCGGGACTGGTATCTGGTGGACCAGTTCACCGATCCGATGGCGGCACGCTCTTTCTTGCTGGAGCTGTTCCAGCAGCGACTCGACGCGCTGGGTTTCGACATCATCAAGGACGTGCAGGTCCTGACGCCCACCCACAAGGGACCGCTCGGCACCAAGGAGCTCAACGAGGAACTGCAGCGACTCATCCAACGCAAGCTCTGGAATACCGAAGTGCCGCCCATCGCCACGGGCCGCCGCGCTCCGTTTCTCAAGCACGACAAGGTCATCCAGACCCGGAACAACTACGACCTGAACGTGATGAACGGTGCCATCGGTTATGTGGTCGATGTCCTCGCGAACGGCACCCTGGTCATCGACTTCGACGGTATGCCGGTGGAACTGGAGAAGGGTTCGCCCGACCTGCAGGATCTGCAGCTTGCCTATGTGCTCACGATCCACAAAACCCAGGGGTCCGAGTTTCCCTGCGCCGTGGTCGTGGTTCACAAGGCCCATTCCTTCATGCACCACCGCAATCTGCTCTATACCGGGGTGACTCGCGCCCGACGCACAACCATTGTTCTGGGTGACCACTGGGGTATTCAGAACTGCGCAAAACGCTGCCAGGTTGACGACCGCAGAACCTTCCTGCCCCTGTTCCTGGATGCCGCTCAACATGCGGGGGCCGAATGAGCATGAGCGGAACGGATAACGTCAGGGAATATTATCGGCTCATCACCGAGATGGACATTGGTGATGTGGCTCGCGAGCTCCTACCTGGACGGATCACCCAGGAGTCAGGGCAGCGCCTGATGTGCGATTGCCCCAACCATCAAAGCCAGTCGCGTCTCTCGCTGCACGTGATGCTGGACAAGCAAGGCTGGTACTGCTTCGGCTGCGGCGTGGGCGGTGACGTGCTTCAGCTTGTGGAGTTCATTCAGTCGGGTACTGTGACCGCCGGAGAATCGGGACCGATGCCGGACAGCCACCGCCAGGCCCGGGATTACCTCGCCAAGAAGGCTGGCTTGCCGCCACTGTCGCGTTACGGTCTCAGCCAGGAACGTCTGGCCCAAACGGAGGCCGACCGCGCCTTCGAGTTGCGAGTCAAGGATGCGCTGACCGGCCTGGCCAGGATCTATCACGCCCGGCTCAAGGAGTCTCCGGAGGTTCTCGATTGGCTGAAGTCCAAGTACGCCCTGAACGACGAGACCATCGACGATCTCCTGATCGGCTACGCGGATAACGAATCCGGCGTGGTCGCCCAATTGACGGGTGGCACGGACGGTTTCTCGAAGCGTGAGCTCACCGCCACCGGCTCGTTTCGCCCGACCAGCCAGGACGGCCTGACGCCGTTCTTCGAACGCCGGATCGTCTTCCCGTACTGGAGCCGAGGGCGCGTCGTGTTCATGATCGGCCGCAAGACCCCGTGGACCCCGGACGTCAACTGGGAGCAAGGGAAATACAAGAAACTGCCAGTTCACGACGAACACCAGCGGCCCTACGTCGCAGACTTCATCAACAACGCACTGCTGTTCAACGAGGACTGTCTGCTGGCCAGGCCAGGCAAGGTCATCATCACTGAGGGGGTGACCGATTGTCTGGCGCTGATGCAACTGGGATTGCCAACCGTTTCCCCGGTCACCGTCCGTATTCGGGCTGCCGATTGGGAACGATTGATCCCGAAGCTGCGAGGTGTGGAGACCGTCTATATCTGCCAGGACAACGAACTCTCTCAGGCCGGTCTCAAAGGGGCGCTGCAAACCGCACGCACTTTGGCCGAACACAAGATCGACACTCGGCTGGTGACGCTGCCGTTGTCGGAAACGCAGATTGCTGCCCGGCAGCAACTTACCGAATGCTTCGATCTGACTGCGAGCGTAGGCCCGAAGGAGCTGGCCAAGCTCCTGGTAGGCCGCACAGCCGATGAAATTCAGACGGCGGAAGCGCTTTTGTCCACCGCTAAGATTGACGTTAACGACTATATCGCCGCCGGACACACCCGAGAGGATTTCGAGCGCCTGCTTGTGGAAGCCTGCACGCCCATCGAGTTTGGAGTGCGCTCACTACCAGCAGAAGTCCCGGAAGAGGATCGCAATCGACTGCTCGAGCCGATCCTTGGGGAAATCTCCGAACAGTCGCCGCTGGAACAAAGCCGTCTGCTGAAGCTGGTGCAGGAGCGTATCGGCGGCGGTATCTCCATGGCCACCCTGAAGGAACAGATCCGAGCCATCCAGAAGGACCGCAAGGTCGAGTTCAAGAACGAGAAAAAAAAGGCCAAGCGGATGTCTGGCGCGATGCCCGGCTCTTGTCGTGCCCGGGTCGACGAGGTTCTGATCGATACCGAACTGGAGAACGGCGCACCCGACTACACTCTGGCGGCTGAGGCAGCCTACGACTGGTTCAACGCCAACGGTGCGCAGTTCTTTCATACCCTCCCGGGCGAGCCTTTTATGTATTTCGACAATGCCATTTACTGGATGGACTCGCCGGATCGAGGACGCAAGCGGCATTATGCGGCGATGCTCTACAAGCACACTGGCATGGTTCCGACCACGGGCGGCGGCAGGACCTTTTTCGAGGTTTTACCCAGCCTTGCCATGATCCGTGGGCAAGTTAGAGACCACTTTTCCTGGCTGCACACAGACGTCGCCTCATACACGGTCTATTTCAATCTGAACAATCCAGAGCACGAGATCGCTAAAATCACCCCGGACGAAATCCGGATTATGAAGAATGGCGGGAACGAAGACGGCATTATCCTTGACGGCTCCCGCAAGATGAAGCCGCTGAAGTTTCTGCCGGACGCCGACCTCGAAGAGGCGGATAAGCTCCTGGTTGATCTGCTGGTCGGCAACATGACCTGCCCGCAGGGGGATCGGTTTCTGATCCTCTCTTGGTTGTCTTGCTTTCTGCTGATCGACTTTGCCGGGACGCGTCCCATGACCCGTTTCGAAGGCTCGGCCGGTTCGGGCAAGACCACCGCCAGCAAAATCACCTCGACACTGCTCTACGGCGAGCCCCAGCACAAGAAGGCCACCGACGCGGCGAACTACACCGACGGCTCGCAGAACCCGCTCATCGTCCTCGACAACATCGAGGTCAAGCAGATGACCGAGGATCTGACCACTTTCATGTTGACCAGCATCACCGGCATCGCCAAGGAGAAACGCAAGAGCGGCACAGACAGCGAGACCATTACCGAGCGCACCAAGTGCCTGCTGAACACCACTGGCATCGAACCACTGTGCGGTGAACTATCCGAGATCCTGTCGCGCTCCTTTGTCATCAATTTCGATCTGGCCAACCAGGCCAGTGACTGCTTCCTGGAATCGGAGGTCATTTCGGCCATTCAACAGAACCGGGATCTGATCATCTCTGCCATCATGAAGCGCACCAGCCATGTGCTGGCAATGATCCAGAAGGGAGCACAAAAACAGGTCATGCGATTGCTGCACCGAGCCATGCCGACCCATGGCAAACGGCGCTGCAATGACTATCTGAGCCTGATGTATCTCATGATGCTTGCAGGTTCCGAAGAACGGGAGGTAACGGCCGGGCTCGAGGAGCTCAGCCCGCTGTTTATTGAACAGATCCACTCCATCAACGATACCAGTCAGGAGATGGCGAGGGAGTCCAATCCTATCGCGACGGCGCTGGCCTCGCTCTTCCATTCGTATCGGAACGCGGTGGACCTCGACGAGAAGGCCCGTTATGGCGAGGATGACCGAGCCAACCACGTCGTCGGGTTCATCGAGCGTTACCAGGTACGGTTCGAAAACGAGAACACCATGGAGCCACTATCAGCGGGACGACTACTGGCCGCGCTGCGCAGGGTCGGCCGGGAGTTCAACCTCGAGTTTGAGTACAAAAAGCCCGCCCAGCTCGGACGGCGAATCAATAACGACCTGGATGTTATTCGGGATGCCGGATTCATAATTGACCCTCGGCGTAACGCCCATACCAAAAACTTCGAGTACCGCATTAGCTCAAAAGGTGTTTAACGAGATATTTTCTCTTTAACATTGACTTTCAGGCCGACTATGCCTATATTGAGGGCATGATAAAGCGAATATTTCACTTTAGGAGGCGGTAAGATGATAGTCAGTTTCTCACTCGAAAACTGGATGTCTTTCCGCAACCAGGTCACCTTTTCGATGGTTGCCAGCAGGGAGCGCCAGCATGGAGACAGAGTTCCCAAGCTTGGTAAATACCAAACGAGGGTTCTTCCGGTTGCGGCAATTTATGGCGGTAATGCGTCGGGCAAGACCAATTTTTTTAAGGCACTGAGTTTTGCCAAAGCATTGGTCGTCAAAGGAACTCAGCCTGACAGCCTGATTCCTGTCGAGGTCTTTCGATTGGACGCCAAAGGAGCGGAGCAGCCTTCGCGCTTTGCCTTTGAGTTGCTTATCGACGAGATCATTTACGAGTTCAGCTTCGCGGTAACCCGCAAGGCTATCCTGGAAGAAAAGCTGGTGGTGATCACGAGCACCAGCGAGAAGGTGCTCTATGACCGCCGCGAAGGAAAGCCCAATTTTGACGATTCGTTGACCAAGGACCAGTTCCTGCAGTTCGCCTTCAAAGGGACCCGGGACAACCAACTTTTCCTGACCAATTCCGTTTCTCAAAAGGTCGACAATTTTCGGCCGGTCTACGACTGGTTCAAGGACACGCTCGAGCTGGTTGCGCCCGACTCGCGTTTCGAGCCTTTCGAGCAGTTCCTCGATGAGGGGCATCCCCTCTATACCACCATGAACGAGATGCTGCCGCAGCTCGACACGGGGATTGCCCACCTGGGCGGCGAAGAGATCCCGTTCGAAAACATCCCTCTGCCGGAGCCATTGAAGACCAAACTCCAGGAAGATGTGAAAGAAGGCATGACTGTCCGGTTGATGACGGAACCTATCAACGAGCGGTTCATTGTCACCCGTAAGGGCGGTGAATTGATTGCGAAGAAGCTGGTGACCTTCCATCCGAAGTCGGACGGAACAGAGGCCAAATTCGAGATCCGCCAAGAGTCGGACGGTTCACAGCGGGTCATAGACCTTCTGCCAGCTTTCCTTGAGCTTTCGGCGCAAACCTCAAAGAAAGTCTATGTCATCGATGAAGTTGACCGCAGTCTGCATACCTTGCTGACTCGACGACTGCTCGATGCATACTTGTCCAACTGCTCCACGGAAACAAGGTCGCAGTTGCTGCTGACGACTCATGACGTTCTGCTCATGGATCAGCAGCTGTTGCGTCGAGACGAGATGTGGGTGGCGGAAAGAGACGCTTCAGGAGCATCGAATCTGCTTTCCTTCAGCGAGTACAAGGATGTCCGCTACGACAAGGATATTCGAAAAAGCTACCTACAGGGTCGGCTTGGAGGAATCCCTCGCATCTTGCTGGGAGGGACACTGACAAATCCCTGCCTCATGGAGGAAAGCGAGGGGGATGAGTGATGCCGCCGAAAAGACGTAAATTTCAGAGACCACTCGGCGAGCGACGCTATCGGAAACTGTTCGTCCTCGCGGTTGAAGGCGTCAAGACCGAGCCACAGTATTTCGCCATTTTCAACGATCAACATTCGGTGATCCGAGTGAATTGCCTGAAAGGCAATCATGACAGCTCGCCGCCACAGGTCTTGAAGCGCATGGAAGACCACCTCAAGCAGGAAGCACTGAGAGCCTCGGATGAGGCCTGGCTGGTGGTGGACAAGGACCAGTGGACCGATGAGCAGTTGGCCCAGCTTCACGCATGGTCGCTGGGGCATGACAATTACGGATTTGCCCTCAGCAATCCCAAGTTCGAGTATTGGCTGCTACTCCACTTTGAAGACGGCACAGCTATCGGTTCGTCACGTGAGTGTTCCGACCGGTTAAAGCGACATCTACCCGATTACGACAAGGGCATCGACGTTCGCAAAATAACGCGGGACAGGATCGACGATGCTATCCGCCGCGCCAGAGTTCGAAACAATCCTCCCTGCGTCGACTGGCCACGTGCCCTTGGTGGCACGACGGTCTACAAGTTGGTCGAAAACATCCTCCAAGCCTGAGCCTGAAACTAGCTCAACATCGAATTATCAAGGACGCTCTCGGGCGTCCTTTTCTTTTTCTGCGGTGGTGCGGTGGATGGCTGAAGCCTTTGCGGTGGATGACCACCGCACGCCAATCTCTTGCCAGATAGGGCTTTCATGCCATTTGCGGTGGTTGCGGTGGCAATTCCAGAGGTCTTACCCCCTATGGACAAAAAAATATTTTCAATTCACCTACCCGACAACAGATCGACGTAAAAAAACGGTGCCAGCGCGAGAGACATTCCCAGAATACCACCGCAACCACCGCCATCTCTCTTCTATTTATTTATAACTATATAAAAACAAAGAACTAAGAACCTTAAACGGCCTGCGGTGGTATGCAAAAACCTTCCACCGCACAACCACCGCAACCACCGCTGATATCCACCGCATAAGCACTGCTCCGACAGTTTCAGGCCCGCTCCGGTAAATAACGGGAAAAGCAATTAACCCGTATTTCTGGAGCCTGAAGCCATGAGCCTTCTGAAAACCATGATCAAGCACACCGGCGGTGGGCAGGAAGCCACGGCTGGTTGTGAGTCCTCTCCATCATTACCACCGCAACCACCGCAGCCCGCCATCTATGTCTCCACCGGGCTCGATGTCCATGAGATCGATGATGTCCGCGACTGGCCCGAGGACGTCGAGATCGACGGCATGCTGTGTCGCCGTCTGTCGCCTGAATACTTCGCCTGGCTACGTTCCCGCATGGTCACGGCCCAAGTCGCACACAAGGCCGGAAAGCTCCCCGAGGATGCCTGGAACACGCTGCGGCAGCGATTCAACACCTTGCAGGAGCTGGCCATCCGGGAGTTCGGCAAGGAAAGCCTCCAGGAAATCCTGCGGCCCTTTTCTCCGAAGAACTACCGACCACCCGCACTTCGTCCCGAGTTAAAGGAGAACCCCGTCGAAGTTCCCAGAAAAGACTGGATTTATCCCGGGAACCAAGCTTGGAAATGTAAGCAGCCGGTGACTTCCCAGGCTGTCACCAAGGTCGACGCCATCTGTGAGCAGGCCTTGGCCAAGGGCTGGTCCGAGGCACGCCTTTATCAGAACCAGGGGCGATTCAGGTTTCCCTGCGGCGAGGACTACGGGCTGGTCTGCTTCGTCGATGGCGACCAGGAGATTGGCGAGGTCACCGAGCGATTTATCGAGATTGTCCACGGGCCGAAGTCCGGACGCCCCAGCACGCTGAGGTTTTTCAACCCGGACGTGCCCCAGCCGTGGATGAAGAAAGTGGAGGATTGAGCCGTGAAAAAAAAGAAACGCTACGCCAATGCCAAGGATGTCCTGCCCGAGGAACTCTTCGAGCAGATTCAGAAGCACTACACCGGAATTCTCTGGATTCCCGCGCCCAGCCGTTTTTACCAGGAGCGCCGCAATCTGGTGCTGGCCCTTCATCTTCAAGGCATCAGCAGTCAGGAGATTTCCAACCTCGCGGGAGTGACCACCCGCCGGGTCAATCAGATCATTGCGGCCGAGCGAAAACAGGATCAGACCCGACAGATGGACGCCGTTTCCGGTAAGTAATCGCAGAACCGGCGGGAGCGTGTTTGGAGGCTAAATCGGTCTCCCGCCCGGCATCCCGGCATAAAAGAACAAACATTGGCAGGAAATCGATGTGACTTTGAGCAAACCTGACAAAGAGACAATGGATCGCTGGCACCGCAACGAGGGCAAGACAGAACCGCCCCGGCGCGGCCCTGGTGCGCCTGAAGGCAACCAGAACCGCCTGCGTCACGGCATCTTTGCCGACCGCTGTCTGACCCCGGAAGAGAAGGTCATGTTCGACGTGATCATCGAACGGCTCAACCAGGACTTCGTGTTCAACAAGTCCAGCGACTTTCTTCAGGTCGAACTGGTGGGCGTCTACTCGGTGAAGCTGGTCCGCGCCCAGATCGAAGGAAACACCCAGGCAGCCGAAAGTCTCGACCGCATGATCCGCTGCCACATGAAGGATCTCAAGACCACCAAGATCGCCCGCGAGGGTGAGGAGCCGCAAGGTCCCCAGACCTCTCCGGCGGAATGGGCGGCGGCGCTGCTGGAGAAGGTGGCCGAGGCCGCCAACACCACGGCCGCGAAGACCTCCAGCCGCAAGAAACGCGGAAAGAATTGCGGATAACACCATGGAGGGCTTTTCCGATGACCCCGGCACACGGCGACTTGCGGCAGACAGCTTCACCAGGAATTGCGGATAAGACGTGTTCCTTGCACTTTCAGAATCGGCGTTCCCCAGCCGCCGATCATCATTACCACTTCTCACTATCCTCCAGCAGCTATCAATATCCGCTTGGCATGTGTGCGCATAAGCCGAGCCGCATAAGCCAAGCAGTTATTGGCATACGCAGCCGACAGACGCCGAAGGAGAAATTCCGGTCAATCGAAATTTCCCGACCCGCATGGCAGGATGCACCCCACTGTCATGATCATTCATCATCGGCGGATGTGTTCTTCTGCGGACACTGTCATTCACTGTCTTCGACACTGTCTCGCCCAACGAAAACAGGAGCAGCCAAGGCCGCTCCCATCATCGATTCCGAAAAGATCAGAGGCGTTCGAGGGCTTCCTCGAGCTGGCCGTCCACGAGGTGGGTGTAGATCTGGGTGGTTGACACGTCCCGGTGCCCCAAGGCCCTCTGCACCACGAGCAGGTCGTTGGTCGCGCTGTAGAGGTGGGTGGCGAAAGTGTGCCGCATGCCGTGCGGCGTCAGTTCCTTTTCGATCCCGGCTTTCAGCAGCCAGTGGGCGAGCCGGTTGGCGATTTGCCGCTGGCAGAGTCTGCTGTCCCGGTTCGACAGGAACAGGGCTTCCATTTCCGGGCGGCCGCGTCGACGGCGCTCGGACAGGTAGCGGCGCAGCAACGTGCGGAGGTCGGTCTTGATGAACTTGACCTGCGGCACATTCCCCTTGGCCCACACCCGCAGATGCTTGGCGTCAAGGTCGATGTCATCCATGTCGAGCGCGGCCAGCTCGCCAAGCCTGATCCCGGTGCCAAGGAGCACCTCGATCATGGCGCGGTCGCGCAGCGCGGAGAAGTCGGTCCAACCCTTGAGCTCCTTGAGCAGACGTTTCTTTTCGGTGGCGGTCAGGAACACCGGCAGCTTACTTGGCAGCCGATGCATGCGGATTGACCGGGCCGGATTGTCATCGACTACGCCCGCTTCGACGGCCCAGGCGAAGAAGGACCGCACGGCCGCCTTCATGCGATGGAGCGAAGCGGCTGAGCGCGGACCTCTTTCACAGTCAGCCACCGCCTCGGAGGAGAACACCTGGTCGAAGAGCCCGGGCGTAATCTCCCTGCAGATAATCCCGGGAGCCAGCTTCTCCGCCACACGGGCCAACAGGGCAAGATCCCTGCGGTATGCGGCTATGGTCGCTGGGGAGCGTCCTTCGGCCGACAGGCGGGCACAGAACGCCTCTGTCGCGCCCGCCAGATCGAGGTCAGCCGTTCGATTGCTCATCGCTGGACTCCTTCACCCGGCTGTGGCCCATGGGCGTGCTTTTGGGCAGCGGCAACTCCTCGATGCGACCCGACTCCTTGGCCCAGACCATCATCATGCGGAACACCCGGACAGTCTTGGCGACGGTGCGCTCGGCCCGCTCCTTGCCGTCGGGGAGTTTGAGCAGCAGGTCGGACTTGTAGAACTTGCCGACCTGGGGAAGCCGGATCTCGGCGAGCTGGCGATCCGCGCCGAAGAAGGCCTCAACCACGTCGAGGTCCTTCCGGTAGGTGTAGAGGGTCCGCTCTTTCTTTCCGGATTCCCGCAAGTGGCCGATGAAGGCCTCGGCGGTCTGATGAACGGTGCAGTCAGTCATGTCTATGTCTCCTTTCAGGGTGGCCCGGCGTGTTCAGGACAGGAATTCGTCCAGCTCCCGCAGCAGCTCCTCGACGTGGCCGAGGGAGCCGACGCTCGCCCAGGTGATGTCCGGCTGCTTCGCGTCCGCTTCGAGCTTGCCGCGAATGCCGTCGATCAGCCGGGCGATGCTCTCCTGTTTTTCTCGGTACGCCTTGAGTGCCTGCTGGCGGTTTCTGTCGTAGGTCATGGCCTGCCTCCGGTTCCGGTTTTCGTGGATGCGGGACCATCCCGCGTCACATCCAATGACGCTTCTATTTCGTTTGAAATCAAGTGTTTGCAGAGATCTTTCTGCATATGCCCCAAACCCATAACCCAAAGGAGATCAACATGTTGAAGAAGTTTCTCGAATGGACCATCCCGCTGGTCGCATCCTCGGCAATGCCTTAAGGACGGGATTGCACTGATGGCAGTAACCGACAAGGAGCGCAAACTCGCGGCGACCCTGAGCGATCCCGTGTTGTGGGGGCAAGCCTACCTCTACAACCGGGATGGCTCAGGCCGCGACTACTGGCCGCATCAGGTGGAGGACCTGCGCTGTCTGGCCAGGAACATCATTCACCTCGACGGCCGGGACGTGGGCAAGTCCATTGTGCTCTCGACCGACGCGCTCCATTACGCCTTCACCACCCGGGGTGGCCAGGGCCTGATAGCGGCCCCGCACCAGGGGCACCTCGACAGCATTATCGAGGAGATCGAGTACCAGCTCGACACCAACCCGGATCTGATGAACAGCATCGCCCTGACCAAGTACGGCAAACCCAAGATCCATCGCAAACCCTACTTCCGGCTGGAGTTCACCAACGGTTCGGTGCTCTATTTCCGTCCGGCTGGGGCCTATGGCGATTCCTTTCGGTCTCTGCATGTGGGCCGCGTCTGGGTCGATGAGGGAGCCTGGCTGACGGAGCGGGCCTGGAAGGCGCTGCGCCAGTGCCTCAAGACGGGGGGAATTTTGCGCATCTACTCCACGCCCAACGGCCTGCGCGACACCACCTACTACCGGCTCACCTCGTCCGACCAGTTCCATGTGTTCCGCTGGCCGTCCTGGCTCAATCCGCTCTGGACCGAGGACCGCGAGTCTGAACTGCTGGAATTCTATGGCGGCCGGGACAGCTCCGGCTGGCAGCACGAGGTGGCCGGTGAACACGGCAAGCCCTCCTATGGGGCCTTCAATGTCGAGCAGTTCAACCTCTGTCGGCAGAATCTGCTGGAGTATCAGAAGATCGTCATCACCGATTCCGAGCTGCGCGATTGCGATACCGAGGAAGCGGCCCACGACCGGCTGGAGATGCTGCTCAACCTCACGCCCCGCAGCGGGCAGTTCTGGGTTGGCGGCGACCTGGGCTACACCAACGATCCTACCGAGATCATTGTTTTCCAGGAAATGGAGGTCGGCGAGCGGACCCTGCTGAAGATGATCCTGCGCGTGCATCTGGAACACGTTTCCTATCCGCACATCGCCCAGATCTTCGCCCTGCTGGAGCGGTACTACACCCCGGCAGGCATCGGCGTGGACAACGGCGGTAATGGACTGGCCGTGGTGCAGGAACTGCTCACTCTGGACAAATACAGGGGGCTGGAGCTGGAAGGCAGGCTCAAGGGATACGACTTCGGCGGCATGACCCGACTGGCGGTGCGGGACGGCAAGGAAATCAAGAAACGGACCAAGGAGCTGATGACCAGCCTCATCAACGGGGCACTGCAACGCAAGCAGCTCATTTTCCCCTCGGACGACCTGGAGGTGGAAGACCAATTCACCACCCACACCTACACCCTGCGGGACGGCAAGATCATCTATTCCAAGGGCAACGACCACATCATCGACGCGGTGCGCTGCGCGATGCTGATCCGGGAGGAAGGCAACCTCGACCCGGTCGGCGAAGAGGTGGTCTCACTCAACCCCGTGCTCACCAACCCGATTTTTATCTGAACCAGACAAATCATTATCCGTTGTGAGGAAGTGGCAACGCTTTGTCTGGAGGCATCCTCCGACGCTTTCCACCCCTCTCCGGTAAGTAACCGGCATCAAGCCGGGTTCGGCCCATACGGGCCGGATGTGCGGCTGTCATTGCCGAAACTACCGAGAGGATCACGTGGAAAGCACCGCCCATCAGGACGAACAATCGGAAAGCCTGGACACCACCGGCTTTGTCATCGCGCCACTGGCAGCAGCGGCCGCCCTCGATTCAGCCGCCTTCAGTAAGGTCAACGCCGCCGAGGCGATTCCGGCCACCTGGGAGGAACGCGCCCGCAAGGCCTGGGAATACTACGTCGAGGAGCCGCTGGTGAAGAACTGCGTCAACTCCTGGCGCACCTTCGCCGTGGGCGACGAAATCAAGATCACCAGCGATGACGAGAACCTCAAGGAGCAGGCCTTGGAGGCCGCCTGGCGGCTGAACATCTCGCAATTCATCAAGGACATGGTCCTTCAGCTCCTGGTGAAAGGAGACGCCATCGGCTTCAAGCGTTTCACCCAGTCCGGCCAGGACATCGAGGAGCTGGTCTGCGTCAACCCGGTTTCGGTCAAGGTCAAATACGCCCAGGGCGAGCTGATCGAGGCCCGGCAATTTCCCGAGGACACACCCGGCGGCGGCGACTCCATCCCGCTGCCCGTCGAGCAGGTGGTCCACCTCAAATGGGACGCTCCGGCCTTTTCGCCCCGGGGCAATTCTCTCGTGCTTCCCGCCTTTCAGGCCATCGAACTGCTACGCGACTACCGCCGGGCCGAACAGGCCATCGCCAAGCGCTGGGCCACGCCGTTCCGCCTGCTCAAGGTGGGCGGCGCGTTCGGGCAAAAGATGGTGATGCCGGACCAGCGGATGCTCGAACAGGTTCGCGACATGGTCAACAAGATGGACATGAAAAGTGGCCTGGTGGTGCCGTTCTACGTCAATGTCGAAACTCATGGCACCGACGGCCAGGTTCTCAACGTCGAGGACAAGGTCAAGGAGGTGAAGGAAGACGTCGTGGTGGCCCTGGGACTGTCGCGCTCGCTGGTGACCGGTGATGGCCCGAATTTCGCCACCGCCTCGGTAAGCATGCAGAAGATGATGGTCATGATCCGCGAGATCAAACAGGCCGCACGCAAGCTCCTCGACTGGGTGTTCGACGACTGGATGGAGCTGCGCGGCCAGGGCGACAAAACTCTCCAGTTCATCTTCAACGACCTCGACCCCAGCGACGCGGTCGATTTCAAGAAACTCCTCATCGAACTCTACGACCGCAAGCTCATCAGCCGTTCCAGCCTCCAGCTAAAGATGGACTTGGACCCGGACATCGAGACCGCCAATCGCGAAACCGAGAGTAAGAAGATCGACCTGATGGACGAAAAGCAGGTGAAGCCCGTGGTGGATATGGTTGTCTCGGGCATCCTGAGTGTGCCTCGCGCCAGAAAGATGCTCGGGATTCCTGCCGAGGACAACGAGACTTCAGCAGAGGCCGCGCTCGTCTGGTCAGGAGATCTGGAATCCACCGGCGATGCGGCCGTGTGCGACGAGTGCAGCCATTTCGACACGGCCACCAACCACTGCCGGGTCCACAACAGCGAGCGCACCTTCGACGCCCCGGCCTGTCGTTTCATCGACCGCCGGGAGCCCCGCTGATGTCATCGGACCTCAAGCAGCGCATTCAGGCGGCCACTCTGAAGAGCCTGACGGCCCGCAACCGCTACAACGACCAGATCACGGCCCAGCTCACCCAGGCGCTGAAACAGGCTGAGGACGAGGTCGCCCGCGCCATCCTCCAGTACCGCTCCCTCGGCTCGCTGCCGGACAACAAGCTCGCCGCCCTCAAGGGGCTGGAAAAGCTCCAGCTCGAACTCGACGACACCATGAAGCGGCTCAAGCGGGAGCAGACCCTGGTTTATCGCAAGACGACCAAGGACTCCTTCAAGCTCGGCATCCAACAGGGAATCGGAGAGTTCGCCGACGCGGCGCTGCCGTTCTATGCCGACTTGAAACCCGAAGGCATCGATAAGCTGGCCACCAAGGTCTTCACCATCGTCGACACCAGTGCCCTCGACTTCATGGCGCAATACAACCTCACGCTCGCCGGTGACGTCCATCGCGAGCTCTCAGACGGCATCAAGCGCACCATCCTGAACGGCATCGCCACGGGCAAGGGAGCCGACGATATCGTCCGGGACATGGGCAAGGTGATCATCGACAAGGATTCCTTCCGCCAGGCCGGAAGCCGGGTGTTCAGCAAGGCCCAGTACCGCATGGAGATGATCGCCCGCACCGAGGTCCTCCGCGCCCACAACATGGGCAGGCTCAAGTTCCACGAGCGGGTCGGCATCCAGAAGCTGGAATGGCTGGCTATGGAAGACGAGCGCATGTGCCCGGTCTGTGGCGGCCTGGACGGCAAGACCTTTCCCATCGACAAGTTCCCCCAGCAACCCGCGCATCCGCATTGCCGCTGCACCAACGTCGTGGCCTGGCCGATGACCGTCTGCGGCAGCGAGATGGTTGCCAAGGCCGCCGCCCAGGCATCGCAGGGGGACGCCTGCATTCTCCCGCCCCACGTGCTGGAAGGCATGGCCGATGCCCAGGCCAAGGAGAACGCCAAGCTCAAGAGCGCCTTTGAAAATGGCGACATCACCGAGCTCGGCTCGTTGACGGTCAAACAGCTCCAGACCCTGGCGAAACAGAACGGCGTGGCCATTGCCCGGACCAAGGCCGATTTCATCAAGCTGCTCGATCTGGCCGAGCCGGGAATCGATCATGGTGACCTGGCCGGAGCGGCGCTCAGCGCCAAGCTCAAGGAACACAAGATCGGCCTGCTGCGGACCAAGGACGAACTGATCGAGTTGCTCGGACTGAAGCAGGCGGAACTCAAACAGGCCAAGTTGCTCGCCGCTCAGATGGCGAAGATTCCGCCCGCCGAGGGGCTGGAGGGCATGACAGCCCAGCAGCTCAAGGAGATGGCGAAGGAGAACAGCATCTCCCTCAACATGACCAAGCAGGAGACCATCGAGCTGCTCGACAAGCTGGAGCCCGGCGTGGACCACAGCGGACTGATGGGCAAGGAACTCGCGGCAGCCAAGCAGAAGCACGGTATCGGCATTCTCAAGAACAAACAGCAGCTCGTCGAGGCGCTGCAGAAGAAGGCCGGTACCGACATGGCCGAGTCCGTCAAGCAAAAGGCGGTCTCTGACGCCAAGCAGAAGCTGATCCAGAAACAGAAAACGGCCCTCGAAGACGCCGCAAAGGCAGTGGTCGTTCCCGACTCGCCGACCGGCTACAAGGATTTCCTCGACACGATTACCAAGGCGGAAAAGACTGTTTCCAGCGGCACCGATCTGCCCCAGGAGCTGCTCGCGGCCCACAGCAAGGAAATCGCCTTCAAGAAACAGCTCTTCCAGGACCAGATCGGAAAGCTGAAATCGGCCGAGCTCAAGACACTCGCTAAGGAGACCAAGGTCCAGTATTGGCAATGGGCCAACAAGGATGAGCTGACCACGCTCTTTACCGAGACCGATCCCGCGAAAATCAAAGCGGTTCAGGAGAGCATCGACGCCAAACACGCCGCCTGGGCCGAAAAACATGGTGGCAAGAAGAAAGCCGCGCAAGCCAAGCCCATCACTCCGAAAAAGGAGCCGCCGAGTCCGGTCAAGCCGCCCGAGGCCAAGATCGGCAAGAAAGGTGCGGAGTTCTCAGACGTCGATTCCGCATGGCAGCGGAAGGGACTGCCGTCAAAATTCAAGAAATCCGGCAAGGCCGCTGTCGGTGGCGCACACGAAAAGGAGTTCTGGACCGACGAAAACGGCGACAAATGGCTGTTCAAACCCAATGGCCGCAAGGACGACGAGTTCATCGCCTTCGGTGAGGAAGCCGCCTACAAGATCGGCCGTCTGCTCGATCCCCACGCCATCGAGGTCCGGACCATCCAGTTGAACGGCCGCACCGGCTCCATCCAGAAATGGCGCACCGATCTGCGGGACGACTTCGATTTTCGCAATATCCTGCCGCAGGATCTGACCACCATCGAACTGGAACAGATCCAGCGCGAGCATGTGGTCGACTGGCTGATCGCCAACCACGACGGACATTCCAAGCAGTTCATCCGTGCCCGAGACGGTCGCGTCTACGGCATCGACAAAGGCCAGGCCTTCAAGTTCCTGGGACAGGACAAACTCTCGCTCGATTATCACCCCAACGGGGTGTGCGGCGAGGAAGAGCCGTTTTACAACAAGGTATTCCGGGCGGCTAAGGAAGGGAAGGTGCGGGTCGATCCGAACTCGACGCTTCGCTACATCCACGAAGTCGAAAAGATCGCCGACGAGGATTATCTCGATCTGCTGCGTCCCTACGCCGAGGGCCGGTTCGCCAAGGACCCGGCCGGGCTGAGGCATTTTTACGATCTGGCCCTGGAACGAAAGCACAATCTCCGGCGGGACTTCGAGGCTTATTACGCCGATGTGCTGGGGGATCGTGGATTCCGTTTCGACAAGCTGACGGCCGCCACCGGCAAGAAAAAGCTGCTCTCCTCCGCCGAGGAAACCCTGGTTGAGGAAGCCCGCAAACTCGGCTGGCAAGGCAAAACATTGCCCTTCGACAGCGGCGACGTGGAAGATCAGAACGCGCTGATCTTCACCGAGACCTTCAAGGGGAAGAAGCGCACCGCGATCAAGATGAAGATCCGGCCGGACACCGACCGCCGTATCGACGATCTGCTGCGCAAGTACGTGCAGACCACCGCCGGAGAAAAGGGGCAACCGCTAAACGAAGACAGCTTCTTCGAGACCGTTCTGGACGCCGTCAAGAACGTCAATTTCCACGTGGGCGACGGCAAGTACAACCGGACCAAGATCGACAAGGCCCTGCGCCTGCGCAAGAAACTGGAAGCCCTGCAAAAGAGCGCCGACCCCAAGGTCAAGGAGATGGCGGACCACTACCTGAAATGGGTCAAGGAGATCGAGGAGTCCGTCGATTGGGACCGGGCCACCAACGGCATTTTCGAGCAGTATCTGCCCAAGCTCGATGCGCAGAAACCCAAGGAGAAACCGCCGTTCAGGGTGGAACGCGGCAAGGTGACCCATACCAAGCGCAGGATCGGTTCCGGCACCATCAGCGTCGAGGCCGACGACGTCGACAACCGGACGCTGTTCAATCACAACTCCCGCATGCAGGACGGGCACCAGTACACCGTCACCTTCGAGGACGGCACCCGGGTCCGCTATCGGCCTTGGACTGACACCAACCTTTACGCTCAGCGAGGCGAGCTGGAAATGATCCTGGACGGCGACACCACCCCCAGACGGGTCGAGGCCATGTTGGAAAAACTCGAACAGCTCGGGATCGATACCCGGGTGGCCACGGCGGAAAACGCCGAACAGATGTACCTGGAGAAGCTCGCCTACATCCGCAAGACCGACAAGAGCGCCGACTACAAGCGGCTGCAGAAATCTCTCGACGACCGCAACGCCACCACCCCCGAGCGGGTCCAGGCCCTGCGCGGCTATTGGCAAAAGGAATTTGGCGTCCAGGACATAACCCAGCTTTCCGGATACAACCCGCTGGGCGAATACCAGGCAG